CCTCTTCAGCTTCCTCTAGTTCCTCTACCTCTGTCTCGTCAACAGGTGCATCGGTTGCCTCGCTTGCGGTTTGCTCTTGTGAGTCCCACATACTAAGGATTTTATTACTAGCATCTGCGGTTGAACCCGCGTGTGCTCTATTATCATTTACAACTTCTTGGGTGTTCTCTTCAGAATCCATTTGGTTACTCCTCTACCTTAATTAAAATTACCTTGCTCCTTCTCAGCAAGTTTGCCAGTTTCAAATACAGACTTAATGTGTTGTTCTACTAAGTCTAGTGCTTTGATTGTTATGTATAATCTATCTCTTTCAACCTCTTCGGCAACACGGGTATTCAATAGATGTTCAATTAATTCTTTTCTTATTGTTGCGAATGCCTCTTGAAACAAAGGATTATCTAACAACTGCCTAGCATCATCTGCTCTGCGTACTTCCTCACTCTTCTTACTCATACTTAACTCCCTATCTTAACAGCCCTTTCCTGTTCTCTTTCTAATACAAGCTCTTGTTGTTTAAGTGCAAGTTCTGCTTTCTTAATCTCAAGTTCTTGTGCCTTAATCTGCATATTAACAGACGCTTCTTGTTTCTTAAGTTCTAAATCTTGAGCAGCTAACTGTGCTTCTAACTGCATCTCTTGTTGTCTTATTGCAGATTCTTGTTGTATCTTCTGCATCTTGACTTCAATTTCTTTAGCCTTAAGCTGAGCTTCTGCTTGCTGGGCTTGTTCTTCTGGGGATGGTCCTTGGTTCTGAGGAACGTCCTGATCGCCTGGGTCTGTAATAAAGTCATCTACATTCTTCATACCCATAGCTTTTATTTGTTCTGCTACTAAGTTGTACACGTTCTTAGGTTTAAGCATCATACCTGCTGCTGGGTGCTGTGCAATCATTTGTATTGTTTGCGTTAGCCTACCCAAATGCATAAGGTTCATATCTTTATTACCAAAGCCTAGTCCTACTTGTGCAACACAGTCCATTTTCTCTTTCCATTCAGATGGTTTAAGAGTAGTCCAAGTGTTGTTTAACTTAACAATTTTCTCAGGCTTTTCATATCTTTGTACTAACATATATACAGAGTTTGCTAAGTCTTTCATTCCTGTCTCAGCAAATATTCTAGCTATTAATTCTATTTTCTGCTGTGCTGCAGTCATTACTTGACCTACGCCTGTAGCAGTTTGATGTGACTTTAAGCCACCTTCAGATAGACCCATAGACTGCTTGCTAACACCAGTACGTTCTTCTCTAATGCTATCTAAATAACCTAGCATATTAAAAGAATTCTGGTCTAGCTGTGGAGTTGCTAAAGGATTTACAGCACCTGGTGTGCGTACCCTTACAATTCCTCCTGGTCTAGAAGTCATTAAGTCATCTAAATTTACTTGTCCTTCTACCACCTCATAACGCCCATTGTTTGTTAGATACATATTGTCTAACAAGTTACGCATTAAAGTAGTCTTAATTAGTTGAAGGTCGGAGATTAAGTCATATATACTCAGACCGTAGAACTTATGAGGCATTGGGATTGGCGTAAGGGAGGAGAAGGGAACACTATCCACAGCCTCATTGTCCAACAGTTCGTTTCCAACCTTCGTTACTTTTCTTAATTCAGCTATGCCATCGTTGTCATAGTCTACTCTTAGGTAGCATTCTGTGACCCATACACCGTCATCAATATCACCTTCTGGTGACTGGTCTTGTTCATAGGAAAATCTTGAGAGTCTTTCAGCTTTGTGCTCAGCTTCATCATTACTAAAAACATTATCTATCTTACTTTTAGAATAACCTTGCTGTATTAATTCTGATTTAGTTCTCTTTACTCTATGCCCAACAAACCTTGCAGTGTCGATTGTCTTTGCATATTTGTCAATTAAAAATTCTTCTGGTGGTACAGCTTCAATACGAACCTGTCCATCTTCATATGTTCTGTTTACTACAACATCGTGTGTGACTTCTTGTGGTTGTAGAGACATCATCTCTTCTTCCTGATCGCCACCATTTTGTGTGTGTTGTTTTACTTCTACATTGTCATCCATTAAAAGAGCCATAAACTCTTCTTCTGTTAAATTCTTGTATTCTTCTTTTAATACTTCAGTTGTATCATCCCAGTAATGTTTGACTATACCGTTCTTTTGTAACAGTGCATCCTTGAACCACTGGTATATTATACTAAAGCCTGGGTTCTGACGCATTATGACATAGTTTACATAGTCCGTAGACTGCTTAGCCATTTCAACATCTTCAGGACCTTGTGGTTCAAACTGTACCACCTTGTCTCCAGAAGTAAATATCTTCATAAGACTAGGCATAATCCATTCGATTACATCTGCTACATCCCTTGTGACAATCTGAGAGCGTCCTTCTTGTTCGTTACCATACTTCTTACCATAGTAACGGTCCATTGCATCAGAGCGTTGGTCAGTTAACTTGCCATCTTTATACCCAAGAGCAGAAGAAATTTCTTGCTCTAGGTGAGAAGCAAGCTCACGCTTTGTCATTTTAGCCATAAATTATTTACCTTTGTTAATAGGGTATTTAGATTCTTTAAGTGGAGGTGGTGTGGTAACTGCCTTCATTATTTCTTTAAGGTCTTTAATGTCTTGTGACATCTCCAGTAGTTTGTTCTCTAGCCATTTCGGATTCATATCTTCTCCTATACTATCCAACTCAAATCAGTCTTAGGGAGTTCCTTTCCCCAGACACTATCGTTACCTGTAAATACTACATCTGTTACACATAAGTATCTAAAAGCATCGCTGGCGTGAGAGGTCCAATCGTGGACTGGTCTCTGACTCCATATCTTTTTCTTATCATCATAACTACTTCTATACTGTAGTAATGCTTCTAATCCTTTGTTAGTTTTGTTTTCATCAAACCAACATTTGTTTAAATAATTTCTAGTAGTTTCTATACCATCCATTACCTTTAACTTTGGTGCTACCTGAAAATCAATACCTAGGTCATATGCTAGATCGCGTCTTGATTTACCTGTAGAAAATTCTCTTACTACAATATCGTGAGGTGCAATATGTGCTCCGTAATTATAATCTTTCCTATTAAGAACATCGATATAATGAGGCAAGCCTTCATTTGAGTTTTCATAATAATCTATGACGTGCACTGATTTACCTATGAATTGTACAAACCAAATTGAAGTTGCGTCTGAGACTCCTAAGTCCCAGCAAGTTACTACTTGTTTAGACGGGTCATAAGGTACGTTCCCCACGCGGTCTTCTTCATAAGCAGTTTCAATCTCTTTAGCATAATACGCACCTCTAAGTGCAGCAGACCAAGAACACTCGTATTCTTGTTCAAATTCAGTTTCTGCCATATCTTGTTTCGCAAGTTCCAACTCTTCATCATCTAATATTCCTGTCTCACTAGCTTTAAATAAGAACCTAGCCCAGCCCTTCTTCTTAGGTGCTGTATGGTATAGGTCATAAAAATCGTTCTTTCCTTTTGGCGTGCCAATAAATATAGCATAACCTTTTCTGTCTGAAAGTGCTGGCCTGATCACCTCACTATACATCTTAGGGTTCATCTGAGCAAATTCATCTAGGACAACTCCGTCCAAATAAATTCCCCTTAGCGTATCTGGATTATCTGCACCATATAGCTGTATCCTGGCTCCAAGGAAGTCAGCTCTTAGCTCGGCTTCATTGAACTTAACATCAGGAAACACCACACACAGACGTTTCAATTCATCCCAAGCAACCGTCTTAGCTTGTTTAAATAGTGGAGCTAAGTACGCGTATCGCGGGGCTCTCTTACCACTACCTATATCTTGCACTGCTGACTTGATTAACTCATTAACAGCAAACACAGTCTTACCAAACCTTCTATGACAAACAACAACATTAAATCTTGCTAGGTGTGTATGCAAATGTCTTTGTAATTCCCTAGGGGTGTAGGGTATTACTATAGGTTTTCTATCCTCTTCCATAGAGTCTAGTGTACCTTGTCGTTCTTGTCTCTCAGTATATGAACCTGGTTTGCATCCGCAATATCAGTCTCATTAGCTGCCCATTGTATATCAAACTGCCTATCTTCTACTACAACGTGGTGCTTAGGACTCCATCCAGCCTGTGTCTTGAGCCAGAATGTAGTCATACTAGGGTTTTCCCCAGAGACAGCCATTTCGTAGGCTACACCAGCAACGCGGGCGGTTCTTTTGTCCTTACCCACTAGCAAATTGTGTGAAAAATATTTAGTTAGGGTGGCGTTACTTATACCCATAACTTTAGCAATAGTATGTTGGTCTAATCCTATAGTAACCATCTCCTCTACTTTAGAGTAATCGTCATCAGTAGGTTTATATGTCTGTCCTCGTTTGATTCTAGACTTTTTACCACCAGCAGACTTAGATTCTTTGGATAAGCCACCAGTAGGTCTACCAAGTTTGCGTTCAATATGTATTACAGCATCTGCTGGTACTATACCTTTAGCAGAAGCTACTGCATATCTTAGTTCGTCCTCTAATTCTTTCTCAATCTCTTTGATTTCTTCTTCAGAGTCAGCAGAGATATTTCCTTTGTTAGCCATAAGTAGTATTATACCCTATAATTAGATTGTTATCTTATATACCTAGAATATTCTAAAGAGTTGTTCTGTTTATGTTATGTTATGTTGCTTCTTTAGTAGATATCTAGGAGTAGTAGACTTAAGTACCTTAAAGATACAAAATATTATACCCTATAAACCCCTTGTAAGTTCAATTATTTTACCAGTTTGCATTGAATTAATTAATGTGCCCGAATCTACCCAGCGTTACCCAGCAATATCTTGAAAAATAATAATTTTGTACATAGGTTGGTTTCCCCGTGTGTGCGAATTTTTCAAAGGGGTGCTCCGCCCCTCGACTTTCCACGAATACCCGCACGCATAGTAAGGGATTAATAGTTGCTCAATACCCTCGGATAATCTCGCTGGATATTCTCGGAAGTCTTCCGAGTTTTTAATTGTCGCGGGTTGGTTCTAGGTTTTTATATATCTTTCCACTAATA